GCTTGGATAAAGGCCACGTAGGCCACGGACGCGCTCACGCCGCGGCCAGCCGTTCGGACTCAAAGACGGACAGCATGTCCCATAGCGCCGCTTCGGCCTGTTGGGTGACCACGCCGTTACCGCAAGCCCGTAGCTGTTCCTTGCGGTTAATGCCTATGGCGGGGTCAGTGATCCACCCGGCCGGCTGCCCCATGAGCCATTCACAAAAGGCCGGGCTTAGCCGGTGGGACCCTTGGGTGTTCAGCTCCGTGGGGGCCGGGGCGGGCCTCCCTAGGATGGACTCCCACCGCCGGACTGCCGGTTCATAACGTCCCCAGTCGATGGGTTGAACAGTGTTGTCAGGTCCACCCCGTAGCTTTTCCTCATGTTCCGGATTTTCCCCGCGCTGTTCACCGAATCGTGAGGGGCCGGACCCGTCACCGTGGGCAACAGGTGTTCGATTTCGTCCGCCAGGGTGTACCCATGGCCCCCCGCTTTCCGTTTGTCCGGATGCTGTGACCCCCCATTTATTGCCAGGTTGGACGTGGGGGTCCGCAACAGGGTTAGTTCCGCCTCCAGGTCCCCATGGGCCACCAACCAGTTGTGGGATTTGGACCCCACCGGCCCGGAACCTTTCCAGTCCCGCGCTTGCGGCGTGGTGAGCATTTCGCCGCTTGGCAAGGACGAAAACGCGGTATCGGTTATGGGGAGCGCCGACGTCAGAGGCTTTGATACCACGCCACTCCGCATCGAACCCGAGTTCGGAAAGGTCCCCGAGTACACGCCCAAGTGCCCGCAAAGGAGACTTTCCGTCCCGGGGGATTCCCAAACATCCCGGGCAGGGTTCCATTTCGCTATCGGCTCTTGCACTGTAGGCCCCTCTCACGTTCTCCCAGACCACATAGGTGGGTTGGATGGTTGCTATGGCTTCCCGCATTTGGACCCACAGATTGGACCGGGTCCCCTCCGTCATGCCCTTACGGCGTCCGGCGTGGCTCAAGTCTTGGCAGGGGGTCCCGCCGGACAGGACGTCCACCTTGGGCGAGCTGGCCCAATCAATGGCGGTCATGTCGCCCAGGTTGGGGATACCGGGCCAGTGGTGGGCCATGATCCTGGACGGCGCGGCGTCGAATTCGGAGTACCACTTAAGTTCGGCGTCGAACACGTTTTCCACAGCCTTGCCCAAGCCGCCGTAACCGGCGCAAAGTTCGCCCAGGGTCAGCGTCATGGGGTCAGCTCCCCGGTGCCGGTGTCCAGGGTCTGGCCCGGGATATAGGTTTGGACCTGTTCGTCCACCCGGGTGGCCAGGGTCAGGCGGGTGGATTGGGGAAGCTGCCGGGTGAGCGCCCTAAGCGCGGTCTTTAGAATCATGGCGTCCCGGTCCGTCTTCCAGGGTCCAGAGTCCCCCGCCGCCCCGCGGGCCTTGCGGTCCATGACCTCATCCAGGGTCATGTAATGGTGTTGGACGTCGCCCCCCGCGAGCCGGGCCGCAGCCAGGACGCCGGTAATCGGCCGGCCCTTGGGTTTGCCAGGCATCGGCTCATAGTCGAAAAACGGGCCGCGTTCGCTGTTCGCGCCCTCCCGGAACAGGTCCCCCTCATAGACCAGGAACGCCTTTATTGCGCCCACGCGCCCGGACCGGCGGGCCAGCTCCAGCAAGCCTTGGTAACCCACGATGGGCACCACGGACGGGGTCCCCTTGATTGTCCGGGGGGTCAGGTAGAAATGGCCCAGGGGTCCGCCCACCTCCAGCCCCAGGCGGGCCGCGGTCAGGAACGCGCCCAGGAGGGATTCCGCGGAACACTGTTGGAGGGCGGTGGACTGTTTGAGTTCGGTTAGCGCCGTCCTCATGAAAGCTTCCACCGGGACCTCTTTGGGCAGGGCTTTGGCAAATTCGGCTTCCATGGAATTGACCAGGTCAAAGGCCGTTGCCCGCCCGCGCTGGACCTGTTGGGTGGCGATTTGTTCGGCCAGGGCGTCCCCGGGTTGCTCACTCATGATTCGTCCTCATCGTTGGCCCGGAACACGTGGAACGGGGTTCCGGGGCGGGTGTACTCATCCACCACGGCCATGACGTCCGGGCGGTCTTTGGCCAGTGCTTTTTTGTCCAGGGTCCGGCGGACTTGGGTACTGCAGCGGGCCACCACGCGCCCGTCCAGGTCCGCTATTGCCGTCCTGGAACCCATGGCCTTTCGGAGGTCAAAGGACGCCCGGTCCGCCTCTTCCTTGGCTTCCTTGGCGCGGCGCTTGGCGTCCAGGTACGTGGCCAGGCGGGCCTCCAGTTCGTCCGAGAGCTGCAGGGCCTCCAGGGAGTCGTCCGCCGGGTACAGGCTGGCCAGCTTGGCGGCGTCCAGGAACGTGGGTTCGGGCCGGACGCCGGCCACCACATGGTCCGCCCACCACGCCCCGGCGTAGGTCACCAACTGTTCGATGACGCGTTCCGAGCGGGCCACCCGGAACGGCTCCGGAATGTGCAGCGGCCCGTTTTTGCCGCCCACGCCCACGGTCACCCAACACTCATCCATGCCGGTGACGGCCATTTGTTGCTGGCACTGGAGCTGAATGTGGCCAGGCGGGACGCCGTCACGCCATTTGTCCCGGTAATTCCGGTCAGACGTGGTTTTGACTTCCAGGATGCCCCGGACCGGGTGGGACCAGGACCCGCGGTCCGCCAGGCCACGGTCCAGGGTGGCAAGCATCCACGGGTGTTGTGGATGGGCCAGCAGCCCCGGCGTGGGAACCAGTTTCCCCAGCCAGGGGAACTTTTCCACGGTCCACCGGGCCACGACGTCCTCCAGTTTGTGACCGGCGGTCATGGCTTCCGTGGGGTCATCCACCGGGTCACCGGGGGCGGTCTTATCCAGCCACACGTCCAGGGCGGTCCGGGCCGGGTTCACGCCCAGGACGTTGGCCGTATCGGACGCGCCCAGGCCGGACTTTCGGGCCTTGAGCCATAGGCCCCGGTCCCGCTTATAGGCGTCCGCCGGGAGGACCAGGACGCCGCCGAATCCGTGCCCGCTCATGCCGGGGGCACCCCGTCCCCGTGGTGGAACAACATGGCCGTGGACATGCCCAGGGCGGCGGCGATAGCGTCCGCCTTGCGGCGCTCCACTCCCCCCTTGCCGTTGGCCAGGTTGTTTATGGTCCCGTGGGACACGCCGGACAGACGTTGCATGACCCAACAGCCATAGCCCGCCTTATCCATGGCCACCCGCAGCGCGGTCTTACCGCCGGGATTATCGGGGCCGGGCATCCCCAGCCCGGGAGCGCCCACGGGCCGGATAAAGACCCGGACGTTGGGGAGGTCCGGGAGGTCTTCCAGGTCTTCCACGTCTAACCTTTCGAAACTTTCGTCTAAATTGTTTAGACGTCCAGAACGTAACAGGTCCCGGGGCGAGAGCAAAAAGACGCCCCGCGTGTCCTTTTTGGCGGCGTGGAGCCATCCAGGACGCGGGCCGCTCCGAACCACTTAGACGGCCCGTCTAATTGTCCGGGCCTAGTGGTAGTGGGGTAGTGGACGCAACCGTCTACAACTTATAGACTCCAGACGGTACTTAGGTACGTAGCAGGGGGAACCACACAAAGGGAGCTAGAAGTATGAGCGAACATAAAAAGCAGTTGACGTTAGCGGACCTCGTCCGGGACCACCAGGACCGGACCGGCGACAGCTACAGTATGATTGCCCACCGGGCTGGACTGTCCAAAGCCAAGATAGGCCAACTGGCCAACGTCAAGGCAACGATTATGCCCCGAACCGACACGCTGGAGCGGCTGGCCAAGGGCCTAAACCTCCCGTTCAAAACGGTGCAGCAAGCGGCCATGACGTCCGCGGGCATCACTCCGGAGGGCTACCCCGGCGGGGACCGTATGGACCTCATCGTGGAAAGCCTCCGGGAGCTGTCCCCCGATGACCTAGAAACGGTGTCAGTGGTCATCCAGTCACTAAAGGACCGGCGGACCTTGAGGGCCGCATCCTAAAGCAATAGACCCCGGAACCTTGGGAGGTTCCGGGGTCTTTTGTTTTAAGACCCGCCCGGCGTGTCGTGGGACGCCCAGGGCGTGAATCTTAAGCTACGCTCACAAAGCAAAGGCCCCCCGGAACGCCAATTCCAGAGGGGCCAAAAGCTAGAACGTTCGAAGATTTGCGGCCCGAACGTTCCGCCCTTGCTTGTTCTCCATGGTATCGGAGGGGCGGACACATAAGCCGGATTGAGCGTTCAAGCTCCCGGCTTTTTTTGATGTCCAAATACCCCCAGGAGGCCCCCGTGGAAGTCCCCACCATTACCCCGGACCCGGCATTGGCCGCGGCCCTGCAGGCCGTCAACTACCGGGTCCCCATACGCCAGCAGTGGGCGGGCAACGTCTACGTGGCCTATGCCCTGCCCCCCGAATTCTCCGGGTTGCTCCATGAGGCCAAGCCCCACAGCGCCAAAGGCAGTGGACGGCGGTTTTGGCATAGTCCGGAGTCCGTGGGCCACACCACCAGGTTTACCCCCAACGATGACGTCCCAGGCGGGACCCTGCTTTGGGTCTACATACCCCACGCCCTCCCCAAGCCCCCGGCGGACGATTTGATGATCCTGAAGCTACGGCCCCGCCGTGACTGGAGCCGCTACCCCTACGCGGTGGCCAAAGTAGGCCCCTACAGGGAGGACGCCGCCGCCTAACCCCCAACCGCCCCGCCCAACGCCGGAACCCTCCAGGGACCG